TGCTAGCAGGACTTGCAGCCTATCATTCCTGCTAGCCCTGCCCGCCTCGCAGCCATCGAGCCGATCCCGAGGGGGTCTCGAAGGCTGGCAGGGCTGCTAGGAGGAGAGGGGGAGTACCCCCAAGACGCGGGGGAAGAGCCTCTCCGGCGTAAAAAGGGCGGTTTCCCTATTGCGGGCTCGCGCGCAGCCTCTCCCCCTCTCAGCCGACCAGATCTCCCCGCCTTGACCCCGAGTAGCGCCATTGCTACATTCAAGCCCCAACGCTAGGAGCCAGCCCGCTTATGGCCGAATTCATCCTGTTCTCCCTCGCCGGCGGCGCCCTGGCGCTCGTCGTGCTGCGGGCATCATACCCGTGACCCCGCTCTTCCTCATCGACATCGGCACCCTGGCGGCCATCGCATCCATTATCGTGGCCTACAGCCTCGCCGTGCGCTGACGCCATGCGCGATCTCCCCAACCCGTTCGCCGAGCCCAAACCCTACAAGAAGCGCGAGCACTCGCGGGCTAAGGGCGACCCCGACCGCATCGTGAACCCCGCTGGCCACACGGCCGCAGAGTTCGCCGCGATGGGCAACGAGGTCCAGATCAACCGCCGGCGCGAGTTGAAGCAGTCACGCACGCAGCTCACCAAGGCCTTCTACGACGACTTCATCCGCGTGTGGGAAGACTGTGGCGAGAGCGCGCTGCGCCGCGCGCAGTTCATGGACCCGGTCGGCTTCGTGAAGGTGGCCGCGTCGCTGATGCCCAAGCAGCTCGACGTCACCACAACGACAGTCCAGGAAATGGAGGACGAACAGCTTGAGCGGCTCCTCACCCTCGTCACTTCCGCTCTCGGCGAGCGATCTGCAGCTCTTGAAGAAGAAGCTGGAGGCCGAGCGGAACTCCCGGCGCCTGCGGGACAGGTTGTCGACTTACAAGCCCTACCCCAAGCAGATGGAGTTCCACGCGAAGGGGATTGAGCCGAACCGCGAACGCCTGTTCATGGCCGGCAACCAGCTCGGCAAGACGTGGTCTGGCGCCGCGGAACTGGCGATGCACCTGACGGGGAGGTATCCCGACTGGTGGGAGGGGCGAAGGTTCGACGCGCCCATCACGGCAATGGCCGGGTCGGTATCGACGGAACTGACGCGCGATGGCGTGCAGAGGCTCCTTGTCGGCAGTCCCCAGGATGAAAGCCAGTGGGGGACTGGCATGATCCCCAAGGAGATGCTCAACGACTGGAACCGGCGCATGGGTACGGCCAATGCGCTCGACACGCTGACCGTGCGTCACAAGGCCGGTGGCCTGTCGACCGTCCTGTTCAAGGCCTACGAGCAGGGGCGCGAGAAGTGGCAGGCCAATACGGTCCACGTCGTGTGGTTCGACGAAGAGCCTCCGATGGATGTCTACTCGGAAGGGCTGACGCGCACCAACGCGACGCAGGGGGTTGTCTACCTGACGTTCACGCCCTTGATGGGCATGTCGGAGGTCGTGCGCAGGTTCCTCAACGAGCAGACCCCCTACAGGGCCGTCACGGCCATGACGATCTATGACGCCGGCCACTACACCAAGGCGCAGGCCGATGCGATCGTGGCCACCTACCCCGAGCACGAACAGGACGCCCGCGCCCGCGGCGTGCCCATGCTCGGCTCCGGCGCGATCTTCCCTGTCAAGGAGAGCGACATCGTCGTCCAGCCTATCCAGTTGCCCGAGTGGTGGCCGCGGATCGCCGGGATCGACTTTGGGTGGGACCACCCGACAGCCGCGGTCGAGCTGGCGTGGGACAGGGACAGGGACATTGTCTATCTGACGCGCGAGCACAGGGTCTCGAAGAACACGCCCGAGCAGCACGTCGCGATCCTGAAACAGTGGGGCAGGTTGCCGTGGGCGTGGCCACACGATGGCCTGCAGCACGACAAGGGATCCGGCGAGCAGATCGCCAAGCAGTACAGGCGGGCAGGGTTGAACATGCTCGGGGAGCGGGCGAAGTTCGCGGACGGCACGTCAGGGCTTGAGGCCGGCCTGTTCGACATGCTGGAGCGCATGAGGTCTGGCAGGTGGAAGGTGTTCTCGACGTGCCCGATGTGGCTCGAGGAGCGGCGCCAGTACCACCGCGAGGACGGCAAGGTCGTCAAGGAGTACGACGATTTGATCTCGGCTAGCAGGTACGCTATGATGATGCTCCGCCATGCCCGCGTCCCCGCGCACTATCGCGGTGCGGGTGGAGTAGCATCGCAGCTACAAGCCGACGGGGTCGGCGAGGTCGACTGGGGTTGAACGCATGGGTTTTCTGCTTCCAAAACCGAACGTCCAGGCTCCACCCCCGACGCCGACGATCGACGACGCGATCCTGATGCGGAACAAGCGCGACAGTTCCGCCATGCGTGGCCGCGGCACCACGATCTTCACGGGCGACCAGGGGCTCCCTGATCTTGGCGCGACGTCGGCGCCAGTCGCCAAGGCCGGCATGTGATGAGCGGCCACGTCGTCAGCCTCTACGGCAAGGCCTACCTCTCCGTCCCCGACTGGCCGAAAGGCTGCGCGACCGGAGCGGAGGCAGCTAAGAATGGCTGGCGGCCCTACGTGTGGACGCGCGACGAGGACAAGGCGCTGCGCTTTGGCCTGCCCGCCGACGCCCGCGATCTCGCCGGCCATCTCCCCTTTACGCAGCTCATCGACCCCGACGTGCGGAAGGCGAACTGATGGCCGACAACGACGCCACCGAGCTCATCCGCCTCTTCGACAGCCGCAAGGCGTACCGCGGCAACTTCGAGCGCGTCTGGTCGGAGATCGCGAAGCGCGTGCTCCCGCGCGCCGATGAGTTCGTGACGAAGTACTCGCCCGGCCAGCGCCGCGAGGAGTGGGTCTACGACAGCACGGCGCAGCTCGCGCTTCCGGCGTTTAGCGCCGCGATGGAGAGTATGCTCGTGCCGCGGACGCAGAAGTGGCACAGGTTCGCCGCGCCCATGGAGCTGCGCGAGAGCGAGGCCGTCAACCGCTACCTCGAAGACATCCGGGACCTGGCCTTCCGGCTGCGCTACGCGCCCGGCGCCAACTTCGCGAGCCAGGCCTACGAGACCTTCATGTCGCTCGGCGCCTTCGGCACCGGCGCGCTCTACATCGAGGATGGCCTCGCCGGCGGCATCCGCTACATGCACGTCCCGCTCTCCGAGATCTACATCCAGGAGAACGCGCAGGGGCAGGTCGACGTGGTCGACCGGGAGTACGAGCTGACCGTCCGGCAGGCGCAGCAGAAGTGGCGCGACAAGCTGCCAGAGACGATCAGCCGCTACGCCGAGCGCGAGCCCGACCGCAAGTTCACCTTCCTCCACTGCGTCAAGCCCAACGAGGATAAGGCGCGGGGCAAGCGCGACTACCGCGGCATGGCCAACGCGGCCTACGACATCTGCGTCGAGACGCGCGACGTGCTGCGTCGCGGCGGCTTCCGCACCTTCCCCTATGCGGTGTCGCGCTATACGACCGCCCCGCGCGAGGTCTACGGGCGCTCGCCGGCGTGGGACGCCTTGGCAGACATCAAGACGCTCAACGAGATGTCGAAGACGCAGCTCCGCTACGGCCAGCTCGTCACCGACCCTCCGATCCTGACCGCCGATGTCGACGCGCTCAACCCCTTCGCGGTGCGCTCCGGCGCCATCAATCGCGGCTACCTGAATGAGCAGGGCCAGGCGTTGGCCAAGCACATGAGCCCCGAAGGCGATCCGCGCATTTCCTTGGAAATGGCTGACCAGCGCCGCCAGGCCATCAACCGCGCCTTCCTCGTCACCCTCTTCCAGATCCTCGTCGACACGCCGCAGATGACGGCGACCGAGGCAATGCTGCGCGCGCAGGAGAAAGGCGCGCTTTTGGCCCCGACGATCGGCCGCCAGCAGTCAGAGTTCCTCGGACCCCTGATCGTCCGCGAGCTCGACATCTGGACGCAGGCAGGCGTTCTGCCGCCTGCGCCGCCCGAACTGCTCGAGATGGGCGGGATCGCCGAGATCGTCTACGAGAGCCCTCTGGTCCGCCAGCAGCGCGCCGAGGAAGCGACTGGCATCCTGCGCACCTACGAGGTCATGGGTGTGGTTGCAGCCACAGACCCGACCGCCATGCAGGTCTTCGACCATTCCGAGAGCGCGCGCATCCTCGCCGAGGTCAACGGCGCACCGCTCCGCATCGTCAAGTCGCGTGAGCGCCTCGCAGCCGAGGCGCAGGTGCAGCAGCAGCAGATGGCCGCGCAGCAGCTCATCGAGGCCGCGCCGGCGCTCGGCAACACCGTCAAATCCATGGCACAGGCCAACCAGGCCGCATCCCAGGCACCCTTCTGACCGACCAGCCCTTCTCGAAAAGGCAAGTCGCGATACGTCGGCTGTGCCTGAATGCGCGAGGTGAACTTAACCCTGACGCCCGAAGGGTTGCGGCTCACCTCAAATTCCTCTGTCACGGGCCGGCGACAGGCCGGCTCGTCAGGTTCTCCCCGAGCGGAGAAGTAGACCCCGTGGCCACAGTGGCCGCGGCGGCGCGTCGCGAGGTGTGGGACGAGCTCGTCAAGCTCCTCAACCTCGACCCCTACCAGACCACCAACCTGCAGGATCCAGACCTATGAGCGAAGCAGCCGCCCCTCTCGCCGGCGCCGCGGCGCTGGCCGCCCCGCCCGCCGCTCCCGATCCGGCCCCGGCGCCCGATCCGGCTCTCAAGGTGCAGGCCGATCCGGCCTCGCCCGACCAGCCCTGGTATCACTCGCTGCCGAAGGATCACCACGAGTTCATCGCGAATAAGAAATGGGACGGCCCCGAGGCCATGCTCAAGTCCTACCAGAACCTCGAGCAGCTCCTCGGCGCCGACAAGGCCGGCAAGACCGTCATGCTGCCTGACGAGAAAGCGACGCCCGAGCAGCGCGCCGAGTTCCTCGCCAAGGTTGGCCTTGCGCCGCCTGAGAAGGTCGAGGACTACGGCATCAAGCTCGAAGGCGAACTCGCTGAAAAGGCGGGCTACATCCCCGAGATCCTCAAGGAGGTCGGCGTCCCCAAGGACATCGGCAAGGGTCTCATCGACAAGGTGATGGCCCGCGAGGCCGAGAACATGAAGGCGTGGGCCGTGCAGTCCTCGGCGGAGGCGAACGAATTGGCCACCGAGCTCGGCAAGGACTTCGACAACAAGGTCGAGCTCGGGCGCCGGGCGATCAAGATGGCCGGCCTCGAGGCGGGCGATCTCGGCAAGCTCGAGATGGCGATCGGCACGAAGCGCATGATGAAGATGTTCATGCAGTTCGGCGAGAACCTGGCCGAGGCGTCGGCCCCTCCCCCGGGTCAGGGCGGCGGGCAGTTCTCCGCGTCGCCGGCGCAGGCCAAGGCGAAGATCGACCAGCTCGTCGGCGATCCGGCCTTCCAGGCTCGCTATATGTCGCCAGACCCCAAGGTGCGCCAGATCGCCATCGAAGAGATGGCCGAGTGGCAGAAGAAGGCCAATCCCGGCAGCTAGGGGTTGACAACTCTCGCGGGTAGCATTAATGCTACTGTTACCCGCGAGCCCGGCTACCGGACAACCGCGCCACCCCTTTGGTTC